AACAACTCACCTCCATCTACAACCAAGCCCAACAAGGTAAGGAAAAGAAATAAATTTAAGGAGCAAAAATGTATAATTTTAAAGAAATAAAAGAAAACGTCGCAACCCTCGTCCAACGGTCAGGAGATACTTCATTCATTACTGACATAGGTGTCTGGGTAAACCTTTCATTATTAACTTTATATAACAGTTACGATTATTGGTTAGAATTAAAAGGCACTCACAATTTCACCACAGTTGACGGTACACCTCTGTATTATATGCCCTCTGATTTCGATAAACCTATGCGGTTTTACGACATCACACACGATAAACCCATTTCGATAAAAACAGAAGAAGAATACTTTGACGCTAATATAGCCAATATTGCTGACGCAAACGAATCAGACGCAGACACGGCTTATTTTAAAGAGGTTGTAGGGGTTAAGGTTCAAGTAGCGACCACTGGAGACACCTTGCAGATTAAGAGTTCTTCGGCTTCGGATGCTGCCGATACAGTAACGGTAGAGGGGTATCTTGACTCTGCCCTAACGATAATCGGGTATGAAACCATTGCTTTAACGGGAACCGCTTATAAGGCAGGAACAACAACATTTTATAAAATTTTAAATTTTAGCAAAAACACTGATTCAACAGGATATTTCACATTAGCTGATTCTTCAGATAACGTCTTGGCGACATTAGGTCAGAATGAACGGGTAGCAAGACACAAGGCTTTTAGGTTAGGACAGATACCTGACGATTCTACAACAAACATGAGAGTTTTATATAAACGCAATTTAAGGAAACTTGTAAATGATAATGATTATCCTTTTGTTGAGTGTAGTGATTATTTAGTTTACAATTCGGTATCTTTAGCATTACAGCACGATAAAGAGACTTTGGATAGGGCAGTATTAATGAAGAGTTTTGCAGATAGGGCGTATGCTAGTATTTTAAGCAATCAAAACAATATATTAGGCCCGTCGTTTCAGCACAAGTGGATAAACGCTATAACGCAGGCACATAGGGGATAATGAAGAGATTTTTACTTACAATAAGTTGTTTGTTCTTTCTCATAACTTCTTCTTACGCTCAACAAGATTTACAGAAGATTCGGATTTCGAGGTTTGAAGGCGGGATGGTTTCTAACTCGCTTGCGGATATTCTTGAACCCAATCAGGGAGCGAGCCTTGTAAATGTTGTTCTAGACAGAATCGGGACAATTTCAAAAAGGAAAGGACAGGCATTATTCGTTGAAGATGTTGGAAATACCGCGATGAGAGGGTTGGGAAGATTCGATCCTGACAAAACGACCTCTTATTTAGTGGCGGCTAGTGGAACGAATGTCGTCAGGGCTATTTCGTCTGCTACTGAATGGACTTTGGCTAGTCCCACAACAGCAGGATTAACAGCAGGGCAAGATACAGAGTTTATACAAGCTAATGACCTTCTGTTTATTTTAAACGGATATAACAGAATGTCTTGGTATGATGGGGCGATTTTTACTGGGGGAGGATTATATCCTTCTTCCCCTCCAACTGCAACAACAGGGGCGTGGCTTAGAAACTACCTATTCCTAGCAGGGGCAACAGGCGAGCCTGACTGGCTATATTTTTCAAACAATCTTGCTCCTTTAACATTTGACGTTGGCGATATTATTAAGATTAATACGGGTGATGGACAGGCAATCGTACACCTTGAACCATTTCGCCTTAATGAACTTATCAGTTATAAGGAAAGAAGTATATTTGTTGTAGACATTACGGGGGCAACCCCATTAACTGATTGGACAGTACAACCTATTTCTACGGTTATAGGGACAATAGCGCCTCGTTCAGTTGTGAGCTTAGGAAACGATCAATGGTTCTTATCAAGTGACCCTATCGCCGTAAGAAGTCTCGTAAGGTCAAGTTTTGATAAAATTCTGGTTGATATGGTCTCTCAACCTATTCAAGACATTTTCGATGGATCTGGAGACTTAGCTATAAATACAAATCATATCCAGAAATCTGCAGGGGTTTTGTTTGACAATAAATTTATTCTAGCAATCCCAACAGGTACGTCAACGGTAAACAATACAGTTGTAGTTTACGATTTCACTATTAAAGGTTGGTACATTATTGAGGGCTGGTATCCGGCAGATTGGGTTGTGTTTGATAAACGGTTGTTTTTAATTGACGCTAATGACGGGAGAGTGGTTGAGTGTTTTGTGGGTACGACGGGGGATTATGCTAAAGGGCCAGGATTTATTGACCAAGCGTCAGTACCTAGCGTTGGGATAGCTTTTAAATATGTATCACGGAATTTAGACTTTAAAAATCCAGAGAATTTCAAGATTTTAGATTCTTTAGAAACTGAGTTTGGGGCTACGGGAAATTATAATGCTACTGTATATTTAAGTTTAGATGAAAGCGGATGGGCTAATTTAGGTACGGTAAATCTGGCAGGGGATTCAAGGGTTTTACCGTTTGATTTACCATCAGTTTTAAGTACCGCAGGCACAGCAAGAAAGACTTTTCAAACTCAGAAGTATGGCGAGTGGCGAAAAATGAAAGTAATGATTGAAAATTCAGCATCACAAGAAACAGTTCAGTTAAATCGGATAAGTTCTTTCGGTCTAATCAGAAAGTGGAGACGCGAATGAGAAAACTGGTTAGTATTGTTATTTTATTATTATCATTCACATATATTAATACGTCTTTTGCGGCAACAGCGACGAGATATTTTGTTTATCAGCCAGAGAGTACCGTTACGAATATAAACCTTAACGGGAATCTCAATAATTTATTAAATGTGATTAATGCGTTGGACAGCAACAATGTTGCCACAGGATTTAAGTTTATAGAAATTCTGGCCTCAAATCCATCTGCGGGGAATCAAGGAAGGGTAATTTTTAACACAACAAACAATACTTTAAACTTTGACACAGGAGTAACTTATTTAGCTACGGCATTATTAGCGAATACACAGACGTTTACGGGAAATAATACTTTTAGTGGGACAATGACTTTTAGTGGGAACTCTACTTTTGCGGGAACGACGATTGCGGATTTAGGTACAGTTACAACCGCGAATATAGATGGGGGGACATTAGACGGAGTGCAAATAGGTGGAACAACATCGACGGGCGAGTTAATTGTTAATAATGCTTCTGACGATGCTGATGGATTAGGATCGCAAGGAACGTCAGGACAATTTCTACAATCAGCAGGGGCAGGAGTTAATCCAACTTGGGCGAATGAAAGTATGGACTTAATATCGACAACAACTCATGCGGGAACAACAAACACTGGCAATATTGCCATATCTCCTAGCAAACAATATTACGTAACAATGGATATAGAATCAACTGCGGGTACTGACACTACTGTATCTTTAAGATTTAATAGTAGCTCTACAGCTACAGGGTACGCGTGGGCAGGAAGCGGAACACTTTTTCACACAACACCTACAATAACAACTGTAGGAGATGATTCAGACAGTGAAATATCTTTAGCTAAGGCAGGTGGTTATGTTGTTAAGATAGAGGGTACGGATGGGATTATAAAAGGTCAGTTTTATTTAGATACAAACAAGTTTTCGACTGTTAATTCGGCTTTTGTAAACGGATCATTCGTTGCTATAAACGGTGCTACGGTGTATGTCTATGCTACGTTTGGCGGAATAAGTTTAGAAAATTTAACGATTACAGATTTTGAATTAGTATTTGGTCACAACTGTGCTTTTACAATTAAACTTTATGAACTTAAATAATGCTAAAGAATATTAATTAAGGAGTTTATTATGGGATTTTTCAGTAATTTATTTGGTGGAGGGAAGTCTAATATCACAATCAATGTGCCCAAACCTCCTAAACTACCAACAGCAGAAGAGCTTTTCTCCGCAGGGAGGACAGAGGCGCAAACAACCGCCCCGATAGCTTTTGGGGCTAGGGAGACCGCTCTGCAAGATATAGCCACTCCCCAGGCTACACAAGAGTATTTCGGGGCATTTCAGCCTACATCTCTTGAAGAGGCATTAGGAAGTCAATATTTTGAGAACATCATGCCGGATTTAGAAAGGTCGATTAAACATTCTCTTTCTTTATCAGGGATTGAAAGTTCACCTATTTTATCTCAACAGATCGCAAGAGCAAGAGGTGATGTAGGGGCTACCGTAGGGGAGTTTTTGGCAAATCAGGCGAATCAGAGAGCTTTAACGAGCTTACAGGGTAGAAATATCGACCCAATGGGAATGATAATGCCTTTTGTGGGTACAGGGATGCAGCAATCCACAGCACAGGCTAATTTGCAGAGCCAATACGATCAACAAGTCATGCAGGCTGATTTATATAGACAAATCCAAGAAGCGCAAAGTAGAGCTTCGGGTATATCGAGCATAGGTTCACTTTTAGGAGGTGGGGCAGGGTTCTTAATGGGTGGCCCTGGTGGAGCGGCTCTAGGAGCCTCTCTAGGCGGTTCTGCGGCAAGTTTATTCGGTGGTGGTGAAACTCCATTCAGCCTACAAGATGCTTTAAGTGTATACGGG